AGGGGTAAGGGGTGAACGCGCTCACAGGCTCCTAGAGGTGGCTCTGGCGCAGGGTGTGCCGCGTATTGGCATCCAGCAGAAGGGCGAAGGCCGTTTTATACATTTGGATATAGATTCCAGTCTACACAATCCAACCATCTGGTCATATTAAATAGCTTTTATATAACAAAATAATCTTCCCTAAACTTCCCTAAATATCATCATAGGCGTTGACATCACCTATGTTGATCTATAATCTGTACTCATCGGCTGGGGACACAGCCACAAATCAAAGGGAGAAAGACAATGGAAAAGCAAGCAATCTTCACTATCGACCGCGACGCCAAGTTTCACGCTATCTGGACACAAGAGCATGGCGTTGAGATTTTCGGCATCGGCGGAGACAACGAGTTTGTCCGAGGATTAAAAAGCGCGGTTCGTATGCTTCTGGACGATATGCCTGCAAAGCAGGTTTTTTTGAAGATGGAAAGCAACGGCGCAGAATTTATGATCGAGGTGGCCGCGTAAGCGGCCTCAGCAGAGGAGCGACGGTATGAAAAATATCAAACCAAATTGCGGCCCCAGCTCAGTAGCACACCTGATAGGTGTTGACGTTGAGGAAACCATGAAGAAGTTTGCCGCCGTCAACCCTAAGCGGTACGGAGGCTCTAGATGGCAGGGCTACAGCTACGTTCCAGACTGCCTAGCTGTACTCAACAACCACGGCAAGACGCAGGAAATGACAGAGCGCGGTTCGCTCAAGTCATTTGTCGAGAAGCACACGACCAAATCCGGTCAATACTTTTTGCGAGTTGGCGGTCACTTTGTCGCCGTCAAGAATCAAAAGGTTTATGACAACTGGTTTGCCGGAGCTGATCCAGCCGACTGCAAGTGGTCACGCAAGCGAGTGACTCACGCCTACCGCTTTACTGCGAACGCAGTCGAGCAAGATGATTTTCATGCGATGCTTGAGCGATCACGCAAAGCTGGACTGGCAATTAGAGAAGCCGCGTAAGCGGCCAAGGGGACTGCAATGAGAGCAACCGACATCATCGACATCCTGGATCAGGATGCACCTGATTGGCGCGACTATCCAGAGTTAATCATCAAGCAAACGACCAACGATTCCCAGTTTAGGGCTGATCTGGCCTTTGCTTTCTTTCATCAAAACCTTGCCTGGCTGGACGATGTGACCCCAGCCGTTTGCAAGTTCCAACTGGAGTGGTTGTTGCAGGTTTTTGATAACTGCACATCCGCCAGTGTCTTAGAAGAAACGGCGAAAGAGATATTCGCCTACATTGAACCCCACTTACATGAGTGGTTACTTGAGGAGGAAGCCAATGCAATCGCATGGGGATGAGGTTTTAACGCTATCGGCCACGGCAGTTGATCGCTGGGAAAGTCACAGCAAGTCGCTCAGGTCTGAGTTTTTGTCTGGCTTTGATGATGGCTTTATAGGTCGAGCCGCACCAAGGCCGAAGATGAGCGAGGTCTACAGCCAGGGCTACAACGACGGCTATGCTTTTGCTCAAATGCTGGATCATTACAGCGAGGAGGCAAGCCGTGTGTGATGAGCAAATCATGCCGATCTACAGCAGAAAGCTAGGAGAACTTTTTTTTGATTTCGTTGATGGCGAGGGCCGCATTATTTTTGGTACTGAGTTTGCGTTTTCAGATGAAATAACCCAGAAAGACCTGCTCATTGACTGGATAGCTTTGATGCAAAATATGTACAACGACATTTGTGAGATAGCCGAGGAGGAGAGTGATGCAGTCTGATATACCTGATAAGGTAAAGGAGCTTTTGAAAGAGCTAGGCATGACCAGGGACACAGCCTGCTGGGAGGTTCGCAAAGGTATGTGGGCGGTCAAGCATTTTGCCCTGGAGCGGATTGCCGCAAGGCTAAACATCCAGTTCGATCAGCCGCAAACGATGCACGTTGCCCCTGACTTTGTTGCTCTTTGCGTTACAGGTCGCCTGGGTGATGTGGCAGAATGGTCGGTCGGGGAGGCTTCAGCGGCGACAAGCCACAACAAGTATTTCTGTGCGATGGCTGAGAAGCGTGCCAAAGACCGCGTAATCCTGAAGCTCATTGGTGTGCATGGCGAGGTCTACGCCGAGGACGAGGCTGATGATTTCACTGAGCAGGGCAAGAAGCGCAACGAGCTTCAAGAAAACCTTGACGAGCTGATGGCCCATAACAAGGCCGCGAGGGAAAACTGGAACAGCATTGCATACATGAAAGAGGCTTTTGAGAGCAAAGACCCGTTCATGTTTGCAGAGGGATGGCTGGAGCTGGACGAAGATGCAAAGCACGCACTTTGGATGGCTCCGTCAAAGGGTGGTGTTTTCACTACCGAGGAGCGGGCGTATTTGCGCTCAGATGAAGTAAACCAAGCCAGAAAGGAGGTCATCAATGGATGACATGATTGGAGGGCTGTATCCTAAGCCCAGAAACGATAACGCGCCGAGCTTTGTGATCGGCAAGGCTAGCATCAACGTGGCGCAGTTCCGTGACTGGATGCAAGGCTACCTGAAGCAGAACCCCGATACCGAGTGGATCAATATGGATATGAAGGTATCGAAGGCTGGCAAGGGCTACGCAGTCATTGACAACTGGAAGCCCGAGGGACGTTCTGAAGGCAACAAAGCAAAAGAGGATATACCGTTTTGAATCTAGGAAGTCGACTGCGCGAGGAGCAACGTCGCCAGGGCATCACAAGCATTGAGCTGGCCAACCGTATGAGCAAGCCGCCCCAGCAAATAAGCCGGTGGCGACGACAGAGCGATATGCGGGTCAGTACGGCTATGGCACTATGCGAAGCCCTGGGAATTAGCTTCTCGGATTTCATTAACGAAAAAAGCCCCCAGTGATGGGGGCTAAAAAGGGAGGTGCAACCGAGGGGATTGCGCCTGTAATTATACAGACCGGAGGGGGCTATGTCTGCCAAAGAAATTCTTGAGCGTTTGAACAAATACCGAGCCGTGGGTGACAGCGTATGGATGGCCTGCTGTCCAGCTCACAATGATGGCTCACCATCTTTAAAGATTACCGAGCTGGCTGATGAGCGCGTTCTGATTAAGTGCCACGCAGGATGTGGTGCGTTAGATGTTCTCACGGCAATTGGTCTTAATTGGGGCGCTCTTATGCCGCCTGGGGAGCGTTACCAGTCTGTCGATTATCGACGGTCGGATCGCCTGGATGATTTCGTGGTGGAGCTTGCAGAGGACGCAAGACGCAACAAGAAGCCGATGACCGCCGAGGATAAAGAGCGGTACAAATTGGCTCTTAAGCGTGGTGGCAAGGCGAACGGTTTTGCGGCCAGCGTTAAACGCGAGGCGTTAAAGCCATTGCCAAGCGATAAAGCCCTAAAGGACATGAATGACAAGGACTGGGTGGGGTTAATCACCGAGGCCGATTTCTACGCTCGGAACGCCTGATGTCGATTGCGGCAATTAATTGGGCGCTTAATTCCGTGAGCGGCATCACAAGCACGCAGAAAGCCATACTCATTGCCCTGGCTGACAGAGCCAACGAGGAAAACAAGTGCTGGCCTTCTTATGAGGACATCTGCGAGCGTAGCTGTGCAAATCGTAAAAGCGTCGTGACGGCGCTCAGGAAATTGGAAGAGCTGGGATTGATACAAAAGACCCGCCGCTACTCCCAATCGACTGTTTACGAATTGCTCATTAGTACCGATATGGGGTCTATCTCCAGAAGTACCAATATGGGGTCGATTGAAAGGCCCAATATAGGGCATAAGGATAGGCCCAATATGGGTACTCTAACCATCAATGAACCACCAAATGAACCACCATATATGTCGAGGTGGCGTGAGTTCTGGGATTTATACCCGTCCAGCAAGAACAAAAAGAAGAGTGAGATAGCATTTAAGAACCTATCCGCGAAAGACCAAAAGGCGGCGTTGGAGGGCGTCACGGGTTACAGTTTTGCTGAAGATAAGCGGTATATCCCAATGGCATCTACCTGGCTGAATGGTAGGCGCTGGGAAGACGAGGATGACAACAACAGCAATTTTGGGGAGTTAGTGCTTTGAATATACCGAGGAAGGAAGTCGAGGATTTTACGGACGCAGACCTGCGTGACATTTACGCCCAGGTCGAGGATGTCGATGTAGTCAGCATTGATGCCTTTCAGGATGAGTTTCTTGATCGGCTAGAGCAGAACGTCCATACAACGGGAGTCGGCTTTCCCTGGCCGCAGACTCACGACAAGGTGCGGTTTCGTATGGGCGAGGTGTCGCTGGTTGCTGGGGTAAACGGCCACAAGAAATCGACGGTCTTGAGCCAGTTGCTACTGTGGGCCACGCAGGAGGTCAAAGTGGGCCTGGCATCGTTTGAAATGGATATTGCTGACACGGCCAAGTTGATGGCTAAGCAAGCCGCCGCAGTGGATGTCCCTGCAAGACAACTGGGCGAGCGATTCGTGCAGTACATACAAGACCGATTCTATTGGTATCGCGTCCTGGGAGGTGTCACGCCTATTCAGTGCCTTGGCGCAGTCGTGGCGATGGCTCGCAGAGGGTGCAAAATCATCGCCTTGGATAACCTGCAATTCACTGGGGTCACGGAGGACGCGGAGCGTGAGCGGTTGTTTTTCAACCAGCTCATTGGTCTGGCCTCTGCCATGCAAATCCACATCTGCGTTGTCCACCATGTTAGGAAGCCGCACACTGGCGGCGATGAATATGTCCCGACACGTTTTGACGTTAGGGGTTCATCAAGCCTGGTGGATCAAGTACATCTCCTGATGATTGTCTGGCACAACAAGCGCCGCGCTCGCATCAAGACCAAGATCGAATATGGGATGACCTTGGATAAGCGAGAGCAGGAGGTCATAGAGAATGAGCCTGATCTCAAGTTAATCGTGGCGAAGCAAAGAAAAGCGCCGTTTGAGGGGACTATTCAGCTCTATGAATCGAAAGGGCAGGCGTTCCACTTTGGGAAGCATGGCAAGCCGATCAGGATGGACTGGATATGAGTAGCTGGGAGCATCAAGTTGGCGGCAGTCATTACAAGCAGTTTAAGATTCAGCCGCTAGAGTACGCCCTGGAGAATGACCTGGGCATCTGCGAACACGCGGTAATCAAGTATGTCTCAAGGTGGAGGGACAAGGGCGGCATTGAGGACTTACGCAAGGCCAGGCATTACATAGACCTGATGATTGAGAGGGAGATTGGCGGTGAACAATGAAGATAAGGAATTTTGGTGCAAGGCCGGTCTTGCGGCAGAAGGAGAGTTTTTAGTTTCTAGCGGGATAAAGGGGTGGGGTTTGTGCTTCAATCCGCTCAAAAGCGATGATCCATATACGCACGATTATGTCGGGATGTGCCAAATAGACATCAAGACAATCAAAACTCAGTGGCGAAAATCTCAGTCGTTATTTGGCATTCCTCCTGATAGGGCTATCTCAATAAACTGCAAAGATTTCCGCAGGTATTCAAAGTTGTATCCAAA